CTTGGTGGCGTTGATCGCATCTTTGAGCCCGGTGAAGCTGTCCACCACCGACCGCGACTTGTCCGACAGGTTGCCGACCATATCCTCGAAGGTGCGGAAACCCGGGATCTTATCCTCGGCGAAGTCGAGGCTGGCCTCGGCGAGTGCCTTGCCGATCACCGCCCCCGTTTCGGGGCCCATGGCTTGCAGCCCTTTGAGGACGGCTTTCCCGATTTTGGTGCCGAGGGTGGTGCCGGTTTCTTCCGGGGCGCCGCCGGCGATGATGTCGTCGATTTTTTTGCCGCTTTTCGCGGCGTCTTCGATGCCTTTGTTGATGCCGGCACCGATGGTTTTCCCGGCCTGTTCGGCGGCGTTGCGGGTGGCCCAGCTTCCGGCTTTGCCGGCCAGCACATCGGAGATGACGCCGCCGCCGGTGCTGGGCGCGGTTTTCATGCCCTCGTTGATGCCGGTGTTCAGGCCGGTCCCGATCTCCTTGCCCGCTTTCTGCGCCGCCGAGCGGGTCGCCGACCCCACCGGTTTCCCGGCGATCACCTCCCCCAGGATCGAGCCGTCGGCGGGCAGCGACACCCCTTTCATGCCTTCGGTGAAACCCTGGTTGAACGCTTTGGCGCCTTCGCGGCCGGCGGCCAGGAACTGGTTGGACAGCCCCGACATTTTGGGGGCCACGTTGATGAAGACGGTGCCGAGTTCGTTGCCGCCGGCCGGGCTGGTCATCGCCACGTCCTGGTGTGGGTTTTACCTTTGGGCCGGGTTTCCCGTTCGGCGTCGAGGCGGTCCATCTCGTCCCAGGTCATGACGTCGGCGGGGAAGATGTTGTCGCCGGGTGAGCGGTCACCCAGGCCGGGCCGGTCATAGGGTTCGGACAGTTTCGCCACCCCGGACTGGGTTTCGGTCATGTTCGCCAGCAGGTGGTCGGTGCGTGACCAGCCGTTGTCCATGAAATAGCGCAGCGAGGAGCTGGGCGGTGCGGCGACCACGATCGAGACGAGTTCGGCGATGCTCAGCCGTTCGGTGAACATATCCGCCGCCCGGTAGCCCAGCGCCAACAGATCCCGCTGCAGGGCGTGGAAGTATCTGCCCACCGCGGCGGACAGCATCAGGATTCCCCCGGCGGCTCCCCGCCTGTCGGCCGGCTGATCGGGGCAAACCAGGACCGGAACATGTTGGCCTGATCGTCGGGATCCTCATCGCCGAGGCGGGCCACCCGCAGCCGGATCGGCAGCGGCACCCCCGCCAGGATCATCCACTCAAACGACTGGAACATTTCGTTGAGGTCATAGATTTTGCAGAAGAATTCCTGCGTCGGGGTCACCGTGTTGATGTGCGGCAACACGATCGGGTCACCGCCCTGGCGGGGCCGCCACACGAAGATCCGCCGATCCCCGTACGGGTGGGCCACCTGCTCCACCAGGTTCGGCGGCGGCACTTCCTGCGCCGCCGCGGCCGGGGTAGGGTTGGCGGCGCCACCATTGCTTTGGCCGGTCGATGGTGGCGCCGCCTTGTTGCGGGGGACCGACGCCCGCTTAACGGTGGTGTCGGCCGTCATGTGTGCACGCCGTCGGTCCAGTATTCGTAGGCGAAGTTCGAGTTGTTGTCGGGCAGCGCCTCGATGGTCATGTCGAACGTCGCCAGCTCTTTATGGGACCATTTGGGTCCGGCGACGGTGGTGGGCCGCCCGTAGGGCAGCACCAGACGCGCCGACATCTTCATGTAGTAGGCGTCGAACACCCAGATCCCGGAGTCCAACAGTTTCCCGTTGATCTGCGCGGTGATGATGGTGCCGGCCGTTGCGGTCGGCGGGGTCACCGTCACATTGCTCGAGCCGTGCGCCGCGGATTGCACCGACGCATTCATCATCTGCAGCAGTTTGAATTTCAGCTGCAACCCGTAGTGGTCCTGCAGGATCGCGATCAGGTTGCCGCCCCAGTCGTACTGTTTGCCTTCGGGGCGGTCCTCGGTGCGTTCCAGACCGTTTTGTTCGACGCGGCCCAGCGTGATGAACGCCGGATCCAGCGCGGCCGTCGGATCGACCGGCAGGGTGGTGCCGAACGGCGCCCAGCGGACACCGCCGCTCACCTTGGGGCTGGGGGCGGCGATCTCGGCGACTTCGGCGAACACGACCGGCGGGGCTGCGGTGGTCACTAGCTTCTCCTCCAATGCACAACCAGGGTGGCAATGCACACAATCATTGCCACGGTTAGCTTCACACGCCGCGCCCGGTTTTGGGTGTTAAGACACGCTGACAGGTTGGCCGGGGATCCGCCAGGTGAGCATCGCCTTGTAGCGCGGCATGTTGACCAGCGGATCGTTTTGTTTGACCGGGGTGGTGGCGGTGGAGTGCGCCACCCAATAGTCGACCCCGCCGACGGTGACGGTGAACGTGTACAGGCCGCGGGCCCCGAGCCCGATCGCGCGGCAAAGGTTGGCTTCGGCCTGGGTTTCCAGGTTTTCCGGGGCGTAGGCGTGCAGGATGATCGACAGGTCGTAGAGCAGCTCGTCGGGGCGCAGCGGGCCGCCGGCGGCCTCCAGCCGCAGCCACGGCACCACCGTGTCGGCGCGGCTGTCGGGTTTCCCGAGGCGGGTGGTGACCGGGACCGGCGCCATCAGCGGGGTGAAGTAGGCGACCCCGATCGCCTCGATCGGTGGGGCCATGATCCCGTAGGCGGTCATTGGTTGGCCGTCCCCCCGAAATGCGCCACCGTCTTGAACAGGGTGGAGTGTTTGGCGTCATCGAGCATGGCGGCGAAATTAGCGGTCCACACGTTGGCGCGGGCCCGTTTGGAGTCGGGCCAATCCGACACGACGGTGACCGCGTAGTCGGCGCCTTTTTGTTGGGCGATGCTGTTGGCGTGATCGGCCATCTGCTGCACCTGGTCGGCCAGGGCGGCGACCACCTCGGGGGAGTGCAGCAGCCCGATAGCGAAGGCGCTGAACGCGGCTTTGTCGATGACCATCTGCGAGCCGTCCCGGAAGGTGTGCGCGCCCGCGGGGCTGTCAGTGTCGTCGTCGGCGGGCTCAGCGGCGCCGCCGGCCAGCGGGGCGCTCACGTGATCCGCCGCAGCTTCACGATGCCGCCCGTCCATGCGTACAGCTTGGTGAACGGGCCTTTGAAGTCGTTGGTGGGGTCGCCGTTCACCCAATATTGGGTGCCGCCCTCATAGTTGCCGGTGTCGTCGACGGCGCCGCCGATGATCACCCCATCGGAGGCGTGGTAGTCCTGCGGGTCGGGGACATCCATGTTGAGGCTGGTTTCGATGCGGTCCAGAAATTCGGGGCTGATGACTTCGCTGGATGAGCCGAGGCGCCCAGCCTGGTGGTAGCCGCGGACCCAGCGGACGACCGGGGCGCCGTCGATGATCGGATGGTTGCCGTGGCTGTCGATGGTGGTGGTGTCCACGGTGCGGGGAATGTGCAGCACCGGGAACGGGGTGGGGATCTTCATCAGGCGACCACCGGCAGCCGATACGGGGCCAGCCGATCCATCTGCTCGGCATTCAAATTCAGGCCCGCATTCCTCGTCAGGGTGAGCTGGTAGCCCGGGGTGGTGATCCCCGACACGTTCCCGGCGGTCATCTCCGCGGCCACTTCAGCGAGCTCGTAGGCGACCGCTTTCACATCCGCCGGCACCGCCGGATACCCGTGGGTGAAGGTGACGGTGGCATACCCGAAGTTCATCCACGGCAGATACGCCGGGGTATCCGGCCCGTAGTAGTAGCCGGAATAGGAACCCCACCCCCACCCGGTCAACCCCAGCGGCTGGATGTAACCGATCTGGAACCATTCATACAGGTCGGGGTCGATGTCGACGGTGGTGTCCACCCCAGTCTGGATACTCAGTTGCGCCACATCGGTCACATACAGGCTGGGCAGCATGATCCGGCCATTGGTGCCGACTCGCAGTTTGTCCAGGGTATTGGTGTCGTTCGGGTAGATCCGCCACCCGCAGTACGTCCTGATCCGCGCCCCGGCGACGGCGAGGAAATATTTGGGGTCCTGGGCCTGGAAAGACGCCCAGTCCGGGTCGTTGGGGTCACACAGCGGCGGATAGGGATCACGCGGAGCCGCCGGCGACGACACCGGACTGGGCGTAGTCATTCCTCAGCCTCTTGCAGCAGAGCGATCAGTTCGTGCTTGCGGGCCGACGCCGGGTAGTCGACGCCGAGCTGGGCGAGGGCGTCTTTGAGTTCGGGCACCGTCCAGCCCTCGAGATCAACGTCGGCGGCCTCTTCCTCGTCCCACAACGACGGCTGCTCGGGTGGGGCCTCGCCGGGTGCGTCGGTGAGGGGTTGCGCGCTGGCGAACGGCGGCGGCGGCACCCCAAAATCATCATCGACCAACACGACGATGTCGGGCAGCTCCGCAGGCAACGCGGCGGCCAGCGCCACCAAATGCTGCGGGACCACCGCCCCGGCGTCTTTGTGCCGCTGCACCGCTTCGACAATCGAATGCGCCCAGCCAGCTACCGGATCCCGGACATACATCTTGCCCGGCGGCGCGGGCGGTGTCCGCCCGAACCGGCCCAGCGCCACCGCCACCATCACGCCACCGCGATACTGGTCGCCGTCGTCGTGACCTGCGCGGCAGCCCCCACCGCAGGGGCCACCGCATGAGCCGCCAGCAACCAGTTATGCAACGCCAACAACGAACACGGCGTCGTCAACGCCCCCGGCGGCACCTTGATCGGCCCCAACTCCTGCACAGCATCTTTAGCAGCCATGAGCAAAGCCTAACGCCGGAGCATGTCACAAGGATGATTGACGCGCGGTATGACGTTGCAGGTACTCAGCGGCGGCCCACAGCAGATCAGGATCGTCCCCAGCCATCCCCATGAACCGATTACAGGTGTTGCACAGCAACCCCCGGATCACCCCTGTCCGATGATCATGATCAACCGAGAGGTTCGGATACGTCTCACAACCATTGCGGCAGATCGCACACACACCACTTTGCGCCGTCAGCAGTTCGTCATACTGTTCGGGCGTGATGCCGTACAGCTTCTTGATGTTGTGCCTGCGGTTGATCTCACTATAGGTACCCAGTTCTTTTCGCCGTCGGGTTAATGCTTTTTTCTTGCATTTCGGGCAGCAGTTGAGGCTTTTAGCCTTGATCTGCTTTGGCACGTAATCTGCTCCACACACGCTGCATGGACGCGCCAGATAACTTGCTTTGACGGGTTCGCCGCGCTTGGCCGCGCTAAAGCAATCTCGGCACCAGGTTCCACGTTTGCCGATGTAAGACGGGGAGAAAGCTGAGTGCGGGAGCTGTTGTTTACAGCTCCCGCACTGCTGAGTTGGGGTGTCATCCATGCACCCACTATATTAAAAAGTGGGTGCATGGCACTGACTTTTTAGAATGTTGGTGCGGTCAAACCGGTGATCTGCACCACGGATTGGGGATACCGGGCGGCGGTGAAAGCCAGGTAGTTGTACACCTGGAGCAGCACGGTGAGGTTTGCTGCCCTCGTTTCGGGCAGGACTCTCGCTCTTATTCCAGACTCCCAAAGTATGAGGTCAGAGGACCGCATCACGTAGATGATGTCCTCAGTTCCTGCGCCGGAGTTGGTTGCTATGTTCGGGTCGGTGACGACCGGCAGGCCGTGGATGTTGCCGACGACCTGTTGGCTGTCGACGTCGGTGAGGATGCCGGCGGCGTTGAACGGCATGTTCCCGTTCGGCAGCACGAGTGGGCGCTGCTGCCCATCGAGCAGGGACAGGAACCAACCCCACCGCCGCGGGTGCATGACGATCACTTCGGGCGGCAGGAAGCGGGTGGTGTGCACGGTTTGCACCGCGTTGGCCAACGCGCTGTATACCCCGGCGATGGTGACCGCCGAGGCGGCGACCGACGAGATACCGGGCGTGTTCCCGACACCCAGGACTTGGCCGCTGGACCCGGTGCCGCCGATGACCTGGGTGTCCAGGACGGCGGCGTGGGCGGCGACCAGGTCGCGGAACACGACGTCGTCGAACGCGATCGGGGACTGGTCGATCAGCTGGATCGCCACCCCCTGCTGACCGGAAATCGTGCGGACAGGGGCGTTGATGAACGTGTCCGTCAGGTTTGTTTCCGACACGAGGGTGTTGTCGGCGGTCTGCACGCCGACGGTGGTGCCGGTCAGCATCTTCGGCACGTTAATCGAGTCGGTGCCGCCTGGGAGGGTTTGGCGTTGGGTGACGTTCGCGAACGCCCGCCCCGGGCGCGCGTAGGTCACGTACTGATCCATCAGCCACGCGGGTGGTACCGCGTATCCGCCGGAGCCGTCGACCCGGGAAATGTCGCGGTATTCCTGGTATTCGGGATTGTTGGCGACATCAGAAGCGTGGTCGAACAGGCGGCGCCGCGATTCCCCGTCGGGATCGATGTTCATCGTCAACCGGATCAGGTCTTTCACATACGAGCGCTGGTGGCGGTTCTCTTTGGTGTAGACCGCGGATTCTTTGACGTGGATGGCGGCGCGTTCGGTGTGCCGAACTTTGGCGAGGTTGTTCGCGATGGTCCCCGACCGGCGAACTTCTTCGCCGACCTCTTGAATGCGTTTGTCGAGGGCTTCGATGTTCTCCCCGAGGCCGCGCATCTCCTCGACATGCGCGCGTACCTCGGCGTCTTCTTCAGCGGACAGGGTGTCGCCGTGCTGGTCTTTGGCGACCATCAGAATGGCGGTGGCTTTGCGTTCCAGGTTGTCGCGTTTTTCTACCAGTTGGGCGCGCTGGTCGATGAGGCGTTTCAGGAATTCTTCCATCGAGTTGTTTTCGACGGCGTCGGTGCTGGGCATGACGGCGGCTCTTTCTTTTGGGCGTGACAGGGTGGGGGGTTGGCCGTGCCGGCCTTTGCCCGTGCCGGGCCGCCGCCGTTCTGTGCCAGATTCGCAGCTTGGGTGCCGATGATAGCGCTAGGGGGCCAGGGTGGGCGGCAGCGACACGCGGACCTTGTCGAGTTCGGCGAGGCGGGCGGTGATGCTGCGTAGCCCGGCGGGGTCGGCGGCTTCCCGTACCATCTGTAGCGCCGCGGTGATCGGGCCCACGGCGATGGTGTCGTTGGCGGGGCAGCCGAACGCCTCCTCATCACAGCCCTCAACACCGTCGTCGTCGTCGTCGTCGTTGTCTTTGGTGTAGGGGACTTCGGCCGGGTCGGCGGGCCCCAGCGGCAGATAGTCGCCGCGGACGATGGCGGGCGCGGGCGCGCTGTAGGGGATCGGCGGCGCCGACTTCTTGTCGTCGGCGACATCCACCCCGAATCGTTTGAGGGCGGCTTTGATGCGGCCTTCGATCGCCGCCAGCTCCCCGCTCGTATATCCGGCCCGGTTTTTCGGCATGTGAATATACGACCAGGCGGCGCGGGCGTGGGCTTCGGTGTCGATCGGGTATTTCCCGTTTTTCGGGTCGGCGTAGGCGACGTCGCCATACGGTTTCTTGGCGTCGCCGCGGTAACTGTGGGCGGCAGCGTCCAACGCGTCAGCCAGCCCCGCGTCCAAACGGCGCAGCTCCACCAGCTGCCCCTCGGACAGGGCGGCGGCGGCCTCGACCGCATCCCCGATCGCCACCTGAGTCGCCGAATTCGCGCCGTAATTCACGACGCTGACATCGCCGTGGTGCAGCGACACCTCGGTGATGGTGCGCGCCGTGTACGAGGAATCCCACAGCTGGTCTTTCACCCGGAACCCGAAGCTCATTTCGTCCATGTTGGAGCGGCCGTTGGCCTGCGGTTTCAGCTTCGGGATCAACCTTTGCACATCGGGGTCGGCCGGATCCAGCAGGGCGCGGATCTTCAGCCCGGTGCGGTCACGAGCCAGAAACAGGGTGTCGGTGGTGGTGCGGGCCAGCGCCATCCCCTCATGGTTGACCAGCAGCATCACGTCGGGTTTGCTGGCCAGGGTGACGTCGAACGCGCCGCGCTGCAACTGCTCAGTCCAGCCGCCTTTGTCGGGGCCGCCGTACACGTCGTAGGGGTCGAAGGTGGCGGCGTAGCCTTCCAGCACGATCCGGCCGTCTCTGTCTTGGCGGTATTCGAACGGGCACGCCGCCCTCGTTTCGGGGACGTTGAGCAGGTTAACGCGGTTAGCGACGGTGGTCATGGTGTTGCTCCTACGGGGGATCCGTTGGTTGACGGGGTTTGGGGGCGCCCACCGAACCCGGGCTCAGAATCCGGGGGTTTCTCCCCGGGCGGGCCTTTCGCGGCCAGGGCGGCGGTTTTCGCGGGATCGAACCCGGTCGGCGCCATGTTCACCGGCTGCAGGAAGGTGTCGAGGCCGGCCGCGGGTTCCATTTCCTCTTTGGCGCGGACTTCGTTGCGGTTGATGAACCCGGCCTGGATCGCGGTCTGGTACGCCTTGTAGCGGCTGTCGATGTCACCCTTGAGCAGCGCGTCGAAATCGAAGCTGATGTACTGGCCGCGGGGCAGCAGATCCGAGATGGCCGACTCAATACAACTCGTCCAGGCCCTAAACGTGTAGGTGATCGCCCCCTGGGTGAGCTGCTGGATGCCGGTCCCCCACGCGGTAGTGGCCTTGGTGTCACCCAGCAGCACCGGCGGCACACCGAACATGATGCAAATATCAGTGCGCTGAAATTCCCGGGTCTCCAAGAACTGGGATTCGTCTGGGCTGATGGACAGGTTCTGCCATTTGAAGCCGCCAGTCAACACCGCGGGCAGCCGCCGCCCGCCGTGGGAGGCGATCCAGTTCTGCTGCTGACGCTCCACGGCATCGGTATCCAGGTTCTGCTCAGTCATCAACAAACCACTCGGGCTGGCGCTTTCTTTAAACCACCGATAGCCGTACTCCTCGGCCGACAGGGACAGTCCGATGGCGACGGCGGCCTGCCGGATCGGGGACAGTCCCCACGGTTCGCCGGGCATGGTGAACCGGCGGATATGGCACATGTCGTTTTTGTTGACGGGTTCGCCCATGACCCGGTAGATCGGGTCGAACCACGCCAAAATATCGGGGCGGCGCTCCAAAAACACGATGTCCGGGTGCATCGGCATCAGCGCCGTCGGCGTGCCCGCGGCGTCGCGGCTGGTGATCAGATGATACGAGTTGCCGCGCAGGGCGAGGCCCGCGATCACCATCCACTTCCACTGGTACAGGTTGAAGCCGGGGAAGGGTTGGCGGATGATCGCGGGCTGCGGGTTCAGCTCGACCGGGACACCGTTTTTGTCTTTGCGGTACGCCTTCCACGGCAAGCTGGCGATGGTGTCGGCCAGCAGCCGGACGCAGCCGTAGACGGTCATGTTGCACATGGCGCGGTGTACACCGACGAAGTCGTCGATCACCCCGATCTGCGGTGGGGGGACGAACGCTGAGCTGGTGAGGGCGCGTTCCTCGAGCCCGGCGGGTGGTGTGCGGGTGGCGGAGAGTAGTCGGGCGAGGATACTCATGGGCGGTCCATCCCGATGCCGAGCAGGATCAGGGCGGCGCCGGCGACGATCAGCCCGACCGCGGGCAGGATCAGCCAGCAGCCGAGGGCCAGGGTGGTGATCCCGGCCAGCTCCAGCAGGGTGGATACCCAGGCGGCGGGCCGCGTCGCCGCCGGCGCCGGGAAGGTTGGGGCGGCGGGCGGCGACGGCGCGGCCGCGGCCTTGGCGGGTTTGGCGCCGAACAACAGCCCGGGGTCGTCGGCGGGGAAACCGCCGCCGCTGTAGAGCCGTTCGGATCCCAGCCGGGCCCCGATCGGTGTCACGTTGGGGTCATCAGCCATGCCCGCTCCACCTCATCACCCGCCCGCACTGTTTGTTGTTCCCACCCTTGCAGTACTGTCTCGTCCGGCCACACGTGACACACCGGGTCCTTGACATCGGGGGTATAGTTCGCCAGCCACACCGCGGCGGCCACCGCGACCAGCGGGGCCACATCGACCGGGGAGTTGCGCCGGTCGAACACCCAGGCGTCGCCGGCCGCGCGGGCCACCCCCGAGGCAGCGGCCCGGTCCAGCAGCGGCGCCGGGCGGTGAAAAATGGTGTGCTCACAAATCCCGTCGTACAACAATCCGCAGGCGGCCTGCAGCTCGAGCCCGGCCGGCAACGGGGTGACGGTTAATCCGGCGGCCATCATTTCGGGGATCATCCCGGACACCGGCGCCCCGGTGCGCTGCACCGCGATCCCCGCGAACAGCCCTTTGCGTTGCGGGGCGGCCAGCCAGTCGATCACCCAGTCGGTACCCGCCCCCGACGCCACCACCTCCACATGCGTGCCGCCGTCCTCGCGGGCGGCGGCCACCGCCACATACGACGACCCCCGCGAATAATTCACATCCACCCCAACAAACACCTGCGCGCCCGCGGCCCGGCACGAGTCCGCATCCAAGGTGGCGGTCCAGTGCTCCACCGGCATGATCCCCGGCTCCAACGCATCCACCCGCTGACACAGATGCTCAGTCTGAAACCCCGGCAAATTGCGGTACTGCTGCGCCTCCAAATACCCCCGCAAATCCGACAACCCGAACATGCCCGGATTACCCATCGCCGGATTCGCCAAATACCACAACCCCTCATCGCGGGGATCCTCATCGATCGGCACCGACCACTCAAACAACCCGACCTCGCTGTCGTCGGTGTCGCCGGTCTGGATGCGGCGCCGCGCCCCCTCCGACAGCGTCGACAACACCACCGACTTCTTATCCCCCGCATTCGAACAGCACACGATCTGCGGATACGGCCGGGCCGTCGTCGTCGCCACGATCGCCTCCCAGGCATCGAAATTCTGGTGCTCCCGGAGCTCATCCAGCAGCACCAAATCCACCGCCCAGCCCCGCCCGGCCCGCCGATTCGCCGCCACCACCCGCCACTGCCGCTCATTAGTCAACTCGATACGGTTCGACCCGTTATCCAGCCGATGCCGCCGAAACTCCCCCACCAGCCGACGGCTCCGGCGAATATCGGCGGCCACCTCCTTGAGCATCGTCTCCGCGTACGGCAAGTTCTGGCACGCCAACACCGCCAACCGCGCACCCGGGCAATCCGGCGTCGACCGGCCGAACTCGTCAGCGAACAACCGCCACAACGCCAACCCCTTCAACCAGCGGCTCTTCCCGTTCTGCCGGGCAATCAACACCAGCAGAAACTTGAACCGGAACCCGCTACGGTCGAAATCCTTCTCCAGCGCATGCACATACAGCCACCGCTGCCAGGGCAGCAGCCGCCACCCCAGGCAGCGCTCCAAAAATTCGATGCAGTCATAACCCCAGGTCCACTGCCGGCACAGCCAGCCGTCCGGGCCGGTGCGGCCGGCGATCGGCGGGGTGAACACCCGCGGCGTCACCGACCCCACCACCGTGATCTGCGGTGACACCGTAGTCATCGGGCGAACCGTTTCCGGTAGGCCGCCAACTCGTCGTCATCCTCGCCGAGCTCGGTGTCCCCGATCGGCGGCACCGCCCCGATGTCGGCGTCGAACCCGAACAGCTTCGCCTGCTGCGCCAACACGCGGCGCGCCACCTCAACAACCTTCGGATCCCCACCCATCGCCGCCGGCCACACCGCGCCCAGCAACTCCTCCAACCGGCCCGCATACTGTGCCCGCGTCGTCATAACCCTAGATTATGACCGCGACACGCCGAACCGAATGTCCTTGACACGCTTAGAACACCTACATTGCGCCCGATCCGGGCCGATCCGGGGCGATAATGGGCTGATTATGCGGGCAACGATCTGCATCCCCTGGCGGCCCAGCCCATCCCAGATCGCGGCGTTCAACCGCGTCCAAACCTTCTGGGACCAGTACTTCCCCGGCTGGCCGGTCATCACCGCCGACTCCGACACCAACATCTTCTCCCTGTGCAAGGTGAAGGTGTGAGCGTCAAAAAATGCTCGGCATGCCACGAGATTAAGCCCGTTGGCGAGTTCACCCGTGGTGTCTGTAAGCCATGTGTCTCCGCTCGGATTCGCAAGTGGTACGAGGAGCATCCAGAAGCTCTGGCGAGGAACCGCCAGCAGAGCAGGCAATGGCAGGTTGATAACGCTGAACGGTGTCAAGAACTTCGTAGGGCGCACAAGCTCAAGAACAACTTCGGAATCACGGTGGCGGAATACGACGAGATCCTTGATCGACAAGACGGCGTGTGCGCGATCTGCGGAAAGGTGTGTGCAACAGGCAATCGACTGGCTGTTGACCACAACCACGAAACTGGCAAGATCAGAGGACTGCTGTGCAGGAGCTGCAACCAGGCTCTCGGCGCGTTTCTTGATGATCCCGATCTGTTGATGGCTGCTGTTGCATATCTCCTGCAGGATCACCAATGAAGCCGAAGGCGACTATCGTTATTCCGTGGCGTCCTAGTCCCTCGCGCCTAGCTGCCTACACAAGGGTGCGCGAGTTTTGGGATCGCTATTTCCCGCGGTGGCCGGTGATTACCGCCGATTCCGAGACTGAAATCTTTTCGCTGAGCCAAGCCAGAAACGCTGGGGTGAAACTAGCGCAAACAGACGTTGTCATCATCGCCGACGCCGACACCCTCATCGACCCCGCGAACATCCTCACCGCCGTCGCTGACCCCGCCGGAGTCTGGTGGCCCTTCGAGCACTACCGCATCTATGGCCCCGAACACCTGACCACCCCACTGGAAAACCTCGCCGACACACCCCACTTGAACACCTGGGACGGCGACGGCATCGCCGGCGTCGGCGGCGCCATCGTCACCACCCGACAGGAATACTGGCGCCTCGGCGGCCAACCCCCAGAATTCGTCGGGTGGGGCTGGGAAGATGTCGCGTTCACCCTCATCGCCAGAACATTATCGCAGGTCAGACGCCTACCAGGGTGTGTCTACGCCTTCGAACACAACACCGGCGGATACCTCGGCGGCCGAGCCGACACCCCGGGCTGGGACCGCGACATCAGCCGCAACCAGCCACTACTGGGCTATTACCGGTGCGGCGACGGCCGCCCCTGGCTCATGCGAGAACTCATCAAGCAACGGACAACGACGTCGCCGTCCCCGTCACCGCCACCGAATTCGACCCCGGCCGCACCTGATTCACCGCATCCAACCACACCCGCAGCTGCACCAATGTCGCCGGCAACGTCAACGCCGCAGGCGACACCGCCAATGACGCAGGAGCATCTTTCTCAGCCATAAACCCACATACTAAACCCATGACCAACGAGATCCAGCGCTTCGACATCCTCGGAAACCCGGGTAGCGGCACCTTCACTCTCGCCTACAAGGGCGAAATCACCACCGATCTGCCCCATCATCCCGCGGCCGGCGCCGTCCAAACCGCCCTCGAGGCCCTGATCGCCATCGGCGCCGGGAACATCGTCGTCACCAAAGACGGCAACTGGGGATACGTCCTGGCCTTCACCAGCAGCCTGGCCAACCAGCAACTCCCCGAAATCGTCGCCGACGACTCCCAGCTCGGCGGCGGCGCCACCATCCAAGTCGCCACCGTCGTCGACGGCGGCCCCGACACCACCGGCGGCGGATCCACCCTGCAAACCCCCTGCACCCTCGCCGACCTGCTGATCTTCACCCGCAACATCGTCCCCGCCACCCCCGGCAACCACCACAACATCCCCGTGACCAGCACCGATACCACCATCACCGTCAGCCCGCAATAGCAGTTCGCCGCGCTGTCACCTTCAGGGTCCACAATCTGGCTGGTGACGAAGATCAACTTCCAGCTCGGCGGCACCCTGTGCCTGGTAACCGAGGAAGGGCACAGCCTCGTCACAATCCGGTATGACAACTTCAGCATCACAGCCAGAGGAGAGAACATGGCCTACACGCTGCCGGTGGGCAAGCAAGTCGAGGTCCAGGTCGCTTACATGGACGCCAACGGAAACCCGGCCACCGTGGACGGGATCGTGGCGTGGGATTCCAGTGACCCCAGCATCGTCGATGTCCTGGTCGACGACAATGACACCACACTGGCCACCGTGCGCGCACAGGGCGCCCTCGGCCTCGCCCAGGTCAGCGCCACCGCAGACGCCGACCTCGGCCAGGGTGTACGAACGCTGGTGACGACGATGGACGTGACCTGCGTGGCCGGCGAGGCCGTGGCGGGCACCATCACCCCTGTCGGCGAGCCAGTGGACATCCCCGTTATTTGACACACCCCGGCTTATTGACGCCCAGGGCCTATTTGACACCGCAGCTATTAGACGCCGCTGACAACTGGGCACAACCCGCCACAGCGGTTAGCTAGACGCCAAAAGCCATGTTTGCTGAAATCGCCTAAACCCGCATTTTCGCAGGTCAGAGCTGATCTTGTTGAATAGTGTAGCAACCAGCAATAACGTTCTGACCTGCGGTTTTAGTTCCCACAGCGACGTGTTTTCTTTCGTAAAGAGAGAGATTTGGCGAC